TTTGATACATACGATTGGAGGTCTGTCACGGACCGCCACTTCGGCACTGCGACAGTTAATTGACGCGGGTACGTTGTCCAACCTCCCTGCGGGTTTCAAGGCCCGTGGACTACGGATCAGAGACGATGATGAACCGTTGCAGCCCGGTGAGTTCCGCGATGTGGATGCTCCGGGTGGGGCTATCCGCGATAGTCTTATGCCGTTGCCCTTTAAGGGTCCGGATCAGACGTTGTTCCAGTTGTTGGGTTTTGTTGTTCAGGCTGGTCAGCGGTTTGCGACGATTACAGACTTGAAGGTTGGAGACGGCAACGAGAACGCGGCTGTCGGCACAACGATGGCTATGATGGAGCAGGGCTCTCGTGTTATGAGTGCTGTTCACAAGCGGTTGCACTATGCGATGCGCCAAGAGTTTCGGATTTTGGCCCGTGTTATGTCGGAGAGTTTGCCGCAGGAGTATCCGTATTCGGTTCCGGGCGGTGATGAGACGATTATGCGCGAGGATTTTGATGGTCGGGTAGATGTTATACCGGTCAGCAATCCGAATGTGTTTAGTCAATCGCAGCGCATTATGTTGGCGCAGACCAAGTTGCAGTTGGCGTCTCAGGCTCCTGAGATACACAACATGCACGAAGTGTTTAGAGACATGTATGACGCTTTGGGTGTTACGGACACGGATCGTTTGTTGAAGTCTATACCGGCGGATACGGATGAGCCTGTTGATCCGGCGCAAGAAAACATTAATGCTTTAGACATGTTGCCGTTGAAGGCGTTTGAGGGTCAGAACCATCAGGCGCACATTACGGCTCACTTGTTGTTTGGCACTTCTCCGATTGTGGGCGGTATGCCTCCTGTCGCGATTGCTGTTCAGAAGCACGTTATGGAGCATGTGCAGATTGCGTCCCGCGAGCAAGCGGCGGTTCAGTATTTGCAGCAAGTTCAGCAGCAGGGTGGTCAACCTGCGGACGAGGAGCAGATGCTTCAGGTCGAGCAGATGACGGCTCAGTTAATTGCGGAAGGCTTGCAGCAGCTTAAAGAATTGTCTGGTGAGCTTTCGGGTGCTGGCGCTCCTGATCCACTTGTTCAGCTTAAAGAGCAGGAGTTGCAGCAGAAGGCGACGGCGGATCAAGCGGATACGCAGATCGATCAGGCCAAGCTGGAGTTGGATGCGCAGAACCAGCAGATGCGCGGACAGCAGTTCCAGCAGCGGTTGCAGTCTCAGGAAGAGCAGACGGCGGCTCGTATTCAATCGGCCATGGACCGTGAGATACTTAAACAGCGAGGGCAAACGCAATGATGAGCAAGAGTTTAAATTACGCCTATCCGCAAAAGTTTGCGGAGGGCGGCGAGGTGGCCGAGGCGGCTCCTCAAGAAAAAAGCACGTCTTACGGCTTTGTAGACGCTGATGGCAATTCTTACAACATGGGCGACAATCGCCCGGGTCACGGGGGAACCAGCCTAGAAAGAGCAGTAGCCAACGTTCAGGAGTATTACGATCTGGCCCCGGGATCGTTTACGGTTAACAACAACGATACCCGCACATTGATGGGTACTTACGATTCGGCGTCGGGTACTTTTCAGGGCGCTGACGACTCTGGTGGCACAAACGAGAACGAGTCTGGTTCTGCAAACACGGATGCCATGACGGCCTTGGAGATGTCTGTTGGGCTACAAGAACAAGACATGCGCTACGATGCAGACCAAGACGGCAGGCTTGGGGCGAATGATGCGCTTTTGTTTGAGAAATACGCTAAGATGCCTGATTACGATGACGCTTCGGGCTTTATGTCGGGTTTCTACGGCGAACAACCCGCGCAAAAGACCTATCCCGGCGGAGAACCTACTTATACGGATCAGGTTCCGGGTTATACGGAGGGTGGCGTAGAGTTCCAAGGGCCTGATATGCCTCCTTTCGGCATGGCTACCACTATGGCCATAGGTGAAGAAGACACGCCTTTTTTGGAGCCAGACATGGACGACATCTTTGGCCCCGGTGGCGGCAGGCCTACCACTATGGCCATGGGTGAAGAAGACACGCCTTTTTTGGAGCCAGACATGGACGACATGGACGACATCTTTGGCCCCCGCCCCGGTGTGGACCCTGTACCTGATACGCCCGTTTTTTCCCTTCCTCCCGGTGTGGACCCTATGGTCCCTGCCCCTGTTACACCTTCACCGGTGGTTAATCCTGTGTTTACACCCTCACCGGTTAACACAGCATTTACGCCTCCGCCGCCTCCTCCAGTAGAAGGTCGGACATACGGCGCGTATAGCGGCACCCCAATGGGTCCTACTAATTCTATTCAGCCCTTCACCCCGTACATGCCCCCGCAACAAGCGCAGGGCCCGGACCTTCAATCCCTAATTACAGACACCGATTATTTGTTAAATAATTCGGGTCCCCGTACAAGCGTCTTCCAAAGGAGTTAAATTATGAAAGATCGTAAAATTAAAGTAAACGGCTCTGCGCCGAGTGATCCGCCAAAAGCGGTTGGTTACGCGGACATTAAGGGTCAAGGCCGCATTCCTTACGGAAAAACAGCCCCCGCCCCGATGGCCACGGACAACGTGCGTAAGATGAAAACGCGTGGCACGGGAGCCGCGATCCGCGGCACGAGTTACATGGGCAGCGGTTCTTAACGTTGTTTTTTCCGTAAATCGCATAAATTTACAGATAGTCCTAGCTTATCTTATACAAGTTGTGCTAGGATTATATCTGATAATGTTAGATATTATGCGAGGTGGGAATGGATGAAATATATGTAGCCGAAGCGGTTTTTCGTATCTTGAGAGAAAGACGGCAAGGGGTTACGGATTTGATGATTTTTGGAAACGTCAAATCAATGGAGCAATATCGTGAGCTTATGGGCAACTTAGAGTGCCTAAATCACGTGGAACAGGAACTCAAGGGCCTGCTAGATAAACAGGAGCGATCCGATGACTAACCAGTCAACAAGAATTGATCTGTCTGCGGCTGCCGAAGGTGTGGCGGCTATGGCGGAAACGACAAAGGCTAATTTAGCTGATGCTTATGTCGAAAAACCCCGTTTAAACCCAGAAGCTTTAGACGCAAGTCTTCTGGAAAGAATGCCTGCCCCTACTGGATGGCGTATTCTCATTTTGCCCTACCAAGGTAAGGCGAAGACGGCCGGGGGTATTTTTATCCCTACCGAAATTCAAGAGAAGAGCCAGATATCCACACAGGTGGGTTATGTCCTTAAAGTCGGTCCTTTGGCTTACAAAGACCGTGACAAGTTTCCTGACGGCGCGTGGTGCGCGGAGAAGCAGTGGGTATTGTTTGCCCGTTATGCCGGTTCGCGCCTACAGATCGATGGGGGAGAAGTCCGCATCCTCAATGACGACGAGGTTCTTGCGACTATTTTGGACCCTGAAGACATCCAGCATTTGTAAACGAGGTAAAATATGGCTAATAGTAGTGAAAACCCGATTGAACTAGACGTTGGGGACAACCAAGAAACTGAGGTTGAGGTTGTAAGTGAGGTATCTTCGTCGGAAGACGATGACCGTGATGACCAGTTCTCCAAAGCGGAGACGGCAACTCAAAAACGAATTGATCGTTTGACGAAGAAGATGCGTGAAGCTGAACGGCGCGAGCAAGAAGCGATTAAGTACGCTCAAGCGGTCCAGACGGAGGCAACCGGCCTAAAGAACCGGATGTCCCACATGGATACGAATTACGTCAACGAATATACAAACCGTGTCAACACTCAGATGCAACAGGCTGAAAATGAATTAGCCCGTGCAATTGAGATGGGTGACAGCAAGGCCTCGGTGGAAGCCCAGCGCAACTTGACTAAGTTGGCTATCCAGCAAGACCGAGCCGAACAGGCAAAAGCGCAACAAGATCGTTCGCGACAACAGCAACAGGCCGCTGCGCAGCACCAATCGCGTCAGCCTATGCCTGCCCAAGCGCCCAAGCGCCCTGATCCCAAAGCGGAGACATGGGCCATGAGAAACAGTTGGTTTGGCCAAGACGAGGCCATGACGTATGCGGCGTTTGGAATACATAAAAAGCTCGTTGAAGACGAAGGGTTTGACCCGACGAGCGATGACTACTATAATGAACTTGACCGTCGCATTTCAAGTAAGTTTGTAAATGCCGGAAACACCGCGAACAGACGGCCCGCTCAAACGGTTGTTGGCGCTTCAAGAACACCATCTGGGCGCATTGGGAGAAAGGTTCGTCTCACCCCGAGCCAAGTCGCAATAGCGAAAAAATTGGGTGTGCCGCTAGAAGAATATGCGAAATACGTGAAGGAGTAAGAAGATGACTGAACAAAACAATCAAAACGATGGTTCGGCAATTAACCGTACTTCTCGCGCTAACCAAACCCGGGACAAACAGGCTGTTCGTAAGCCGTGGGCCCCACCGTCTATGCTAGACGCACCACCTGCCCCTGATGGCTTTAAGCATCGTTGGATACGCGCCGAAACGCGTGGCTTTGATGATACTAAAAACATCAGTGCTAAAATGAGGGAAGGTTGGGAATTGGTCCGTAAGGACGAGTATCCTGATTTTGAATCCCCTGTTGTTGAATCAGGTAAACATGAAGGTGTGTTTGGAGTTGGCGGGTTGCTTCTCG